TGATAATCCCATAAATATTTTAAAAAATTTGCCATTTTATGAATAAATTACAGGGTTATGAACTATATAAATATTGGAATCAAGCATCTCCTGGTAAAATTTTAACCAGGAAGCAAGTGTACTTTGAAAAAATAGGTTATAAACCGTGGGCTCCAACCCAGGTTAGTTTTCATCAATCAAACAAAAGATTTAGAGTCTGGCACGCTGGCGTTAAATCAGGTAAATCATTAGCATCAGCTCGAGATATGGAACCGATGATTCTTTATGGAGGAACTAAAGGTTGGATACTAAGCTCCATTTACGAACTCGGACAATTTGAGTTTCATTATATTTTGGAAAGTTTTCAAAATCAGGGCTTTGCTTTTGAAAATTTATCGGATTCGCCAAAGTCAGGTAAAATGTATTTTCGTATTGAGGGAGTTAATGGAATTTCAACTTGTGATGTTAAATCAGGCAAAGATATTACAAAACTTGGGGGAGCATCGCTCGATTGGGTTTTAATGGTTGAAGCAGCAACTATGAATGAGGAAGTTTGGGAAAGGAATATTCGACAGCGTTTAACTGATAAAATTGGAATAGCAGCATTTACTACAACTCCTAAGGGAAGAAATTGGACATATAAGTTGCATAAAAAAGGGTTAAAAAAAGATGAACCACGTTGGAAATCATTTTATTGTAAATCAATAGACAATCCACATTTGGATAAAAAGGAGATTAAAGATGCAAAGGAGGATCTTTCGCAGGATGCTTTTAGGCAAGAATATGAAGCAGGGTTTTTAACTTTTGCAGGTAGGATTTATAAAAATTTTAGTTCAGAGTTAAATTATACTGATATGGAATACAGTAAAGATTTACCTCTTTACGTAACTTTTGACTTTGGATTTATAACTCCAGCAGTTTGCCTTTTTATACATATTAAGGATAAAAATTTTTATGTGGTTAATGAAATTTATCGAACTCATTTAACCCATAATGAATTTGGCAAATACATTCGAGAATATATGAACTTGAACAAATATAAGCAAGAAGTTGGCTCATATGGGGATATTTCGAAACCTGAAGCAATAGCAGAAATGAAAAAACACGGATTTTATATTAGAGGACGGCAAACTGATATTAGTTTAGGACTTGAATATGTTAGGCAGATTTTAAAACCAGGGGCTCGAAGATTATTCGTAAATACGGTTAAATGTCCTCAATTTACTGAGGAAATGGAAAATTATCAATATAAAAAAACAAAAACATTTAAAGAAATACCGGCAGATATTGATAATCACGGTTGCGATGCAATTAGAGAATTTATTGTAAATTTTAAAATGGGAAGGCCAAACATAAGGATTATATAATTATGAAATTAAAGGAAAGATTGAAAGTTTTATTTACTGGCGAATTAGAGGAAAAAGCATCAAGAACATTCCCTGTTATTTATAGAGAAGTAGAACACGGATTGACAGACCCCACAAAATTAACTACTTTAAGCCAATACGCAAAAACATTCGCGACAGATACTTGGGTTTACATTTGTGTTGATAAAAATGCGAAAGCAATTGCAAGCTTACCTTTAAAGGTTTATCAAAAAACACCAAGTGGTCGCCAGGAAGTTGACAACCGAGTTTCTCGCTTAATTAAAAATCCAAATCCATATCAAACTCGTTATAATTTTTGGTATATAACGGAGTTGTGTTTGGAACTGACAGGAAATGCTTATTGGGAAATTGTTAGAAACGCATTTGATTTGCCAGTTGAAATGTATGTTTTGAGACCAGACAGAATGAAAATAGTTCCAGATCCACAGAAATACATAAAGGGATACATTTATACAGTTAATTTAAAAGATATTAAATTTAATGCAAACGAAATTATTCATCTAAAATTAGGAAATCCAACTGACGATTACTATGGACTTTCTCCTATTAGTGCTGCAAGACGAAGTGTTTTACTTGATCGTTACGCACAGGAACACGCAGAAGAATTTTTTAAATCAGGAGAAATGCCAGGCGTAGTTTTAGAATATGATGGAACTTTAAGTGATGTTGAGTGGAAAAGACTAAATCAAAGATGGGCAAAAGCACACAGAGGTATAAAGAAGGCACATAGAACTGCAATATTAGAAGGTGGTTTAAAAGCAAAAGATATAGGAATGACACAACAAGATGCACAATTCATCAAACAACGTAAAATGAGTAGAGAAGAAATGTGTGCAATATATGACATCCCACCTGCTATGGTTGGTTTATTGGAGTATGCAAACTACGCAAATGTTTTTGAACAAAGAAGAATTTGGTATACACAAGGAATAAGACCAAGAGTTAAGATGAAAGAGGAGACTCTAAACAAATTTTTAATTCCACAATTTAGACAATATGCAAATGACAATTTATACGTGGAATTTTTAATGGACGAGGTTCTAAAAGCGGATGAAGAGACAAGATACAAAATGTATGATATGGCAATAAAAGGTGGATTTATGTTAATTAACCAGGCTCGTGCCAAAGAAAACTGGCCTGCAGTTCCGTGGGGTGATAGATGGTTTTATCCTTTGAATTTACTCCCTACGGAACCAATTGAAGAAGGAAAAACTGGAAAAAAATTTTTTGCATTTTCTAAAAAACAAATGTGGGAAACATTAATACGAAATAGAGATAGAAGACTAAAAAAGATACGAATTGAGTTTAAGAAAAATGTTGGTATTGTTTTAGGTGAACAAGCAAATTTAATTATAGAAAGAATGAAAGGTGAAAAAAGTACTAAACAATACGACCTTACTAATTGGTTACTAACTTATGATGATGAGTTAATGATGTACACAAAAAATAAATACTTACTTGAAAAATCATTAAAAGCAGGAGTTATGAATTCGATTGATTTAGTAGGAATTACAATTGATTTTGATGTTACATCACCCTGGGTTATTGAAGCAGTAGAAAGCATCGGTAAAAATTTCTCAGAAGGTATGAAAGGATTTTATAAAGATGTTGAAAGACATCTAAAAGATACATTAAAAGCAGGTATAAAGGAGGGTGAGGGAATTCCAGAATTATCAGAAAGAGTTAAAGATTTATTTGGTAACATTACAAAAAGTAAATCGGAGCAAATTGCAAGAAGTGAAACTGCGTTTGCATATGGGGAAGGAAATATGGACGGAATGCAAGAAATGGGAGTAATACATCACACTTGGATTTATGGTGGTGGTCCTTGTACTTATGGTGAATGTCCAGCAAATGATGGTCAAACAGTAGAAATTGGTAAATCATTTTCATCAGGCCATAAACACGAACCAGCGCATCCTGGTTGCACTTGTGTAACAGTTCCACATACGGAAATTTAAAATAATAAGAAAGGAGGTTTAAATGGGTGAAATACTTAGAAAAGTATTGGATTTTAAAGATTTCAAATTTGATACAGAACAGGGAATTTTTGAAGGTTATGCTTCAATATTCAACAAAGTTGATAGTTATAATGAAGTTGTTGTGCCTGGTGCGTTCAAAAAGCATTTAAGTTTTTTTAGAAAGGAAGGAAAAATTCTGTGGCAACACATCAGAGAGATTCCAATAGGATTGCCACTTAAAGTTTTTGAAGATGAAACAGGTTTGTTCATAAAAGGACAAATAACTCAAAGCACACAGGACGGAAAAGAAGCAATTGCGCTAATAAAGGAAAAAATTGTTAACAAATTGTCATTTGGATATGAGTTACTTGGTTTTGAAGATGATGATGATAAAGGTATCAAATACTTAAACGAAATAAAAGTTTATGACATCAGCCCAGTTACATTCCCTGCTATGAGTTTTGCAGAAATTCAAACGATTAAATCTATACGAAATGGTAAAGAGTTTAAACTTATTGAAAAAGAAGAAATAGTAGTAGTTGAAGAGGAAATGACTAAAGAAGAATTTGAAAAACCTTATCCAAATGAACACGCTTGTAGATTAGAAGATCCCGGCAAATATACCAGTTTTGCAAGAAAGAAATGTGCAGCTAAATCAGACGGAAAATGTATTGATTTCATTTTTGGTATCTTGGAAGGAAAATCGGAACTCCAAGCGATGCGATATCCTAAGGATATTTGGACAGCCGATTCAGCAAAAAGTCACTGCAAAGGAAAAGATGGAACTTTTGAAGCAGCAAGTAAAGAAGTGATTAGTGAAGAAGAAAAGCGAGAAAAAGAAGTTGTTAGATTTACACAAAATATAGTTTCAATAGAAAACTATTTGAAAATGCTTATCAAAGACGAAAGAGATCTATCTGAAGTCCAAGATAAGATAAGCGGTTTAGTCGATTTGTTTCCGGGTCAGACCGATGACAAAAAGAAAACAAAAACCGAAATTACTCCTGAACTAATAATCAAACTCGTCAAAGAGAAAGTTCAACAGAGTATGGAAGAAATACTAAAATAAAGAGGTGAAAAATAATGAGTATTGATTTAAAAAAACTTGAGAAATTGATTAAGACTTCAGTTGATACAGTTATTGGAGAACATATGAAAGGAATTCGTAAAGGTGAATTCTCAACAAAAATTGGACCAGAAGACTTAACAACTAAAGCGTTGATAACTACACCTTCTACAGATGCGAAAGTTATTGCTCTACAGGAAAAGTCTGATGACGTATACATAACAAGTGTACTGTTGAAGACAGCCCCACGAAATTTGAAAATGTATCCAGATTTTCAAAAAGCATTAGACACACAAACTGCTGGTGAAGGTTTAGAATGGGTTCCTACAATTCTAAGTGCAGAATTGATTAGGATGATTGAGTTGGCTTATAGAATTCCTGCACTACACAGAGATATCACTATGCCTTCAGATCCCTTTGTATTACCTGCACAAGTTGGAAAACAAATTGCATACAAAATTACAGAACAGATAGAGGATACAGGACAAACTAAAATTCCTATAAGTGATTTAGCATCTGGGAAGGTCACACTTACTGGTGCTGGTGTTGGAACAAGAACTCTTGTTTCCCATTACTTAGAGGAAGATAGTATTGTTGCTGTATTACCTTTAATAAAAGAGGGTATTGCTGATAGTGCAAATGAGGCTATGGAACAGGCAATTGTTAATGGAGATACAACTGCAACCCACCAAGATAGTGATGTTACTGTGGCAAGTGATAGAAGAAAATTGTGGAAAGGTTATAGAAAACACGCACTTGCTAATAACTGGAAAGAAGATTTATCTACTTTCAGTTATGCAAATGTTGGAAAACTACAGAAGAAGATGGGTAAGTATGGCACTTTCCTAAATGATTTAACATTCATAGTTGGAATATCTGGATGGAACCAAATGAAAAGTTTGGCTGAAGTTATTACTGTTGATAAATATGGACCAAGTGCAACAATCCTAACTGGTGAGTTAGGTAAAATAGACGGAATTCCAATAATTACAAGTGGAGTTGTTAGAGAGGATTTGAATGCAAGTGGTGTTTATGATGGGATTACTATGACACAGACTTGTATGTTCTTAGTGTTCAAAAGAGGTTTCGTCACAGGAACTCGAAGAACTTTACAACTAAGACTATTACAAGAACTGTATGCAGAAAGTGAACAGGATTGTTTGTTAGGAACTATGAGACGTGCATTTGAACCTATTTATGCTATTGCCACAGAACCTATAGTTGCGATTGGTTATAACATAACAAGTTAGACTGGACTGACTTAAAGGAAATTGTAATAATGGGGTGGTTTCCAGTAAGCCACTCCTTATAAAGAGTAAGGAGTTTTGATGAGTAAGAAAAGAATTAGATTTATTGGAAAGTTCTACTCGGGATATGACCCAATAGAAAAAAAAGATGTGCTTATTACTAAAAAGAAAGTAATAACAGTTTCTGAAGAAAAAGCAGAACAATTGTTAACAGATTTTCCATATGAGTTCATAAAGTTAGGAGCGAAAATTCCAGAAAGGGAAAAGGTAGAGATAGAAGTAGAAGAGAAAAAACTTGAACCGCTAAAAGACAAGAAGTTAGAAGAACTAAAAAATAAATAAAAGGTGATATATGGCACTTTCAAATTATGCGTTGTGTGAGATTAATGACGTTAAGAAAGATATGGGTATTGACGTTCTTGAAACTAAGCAAGACGAAGTTATTGCGGCATTAATTAATGCGTATTCCGTTGCGATTGAAAACCACTTACACAAAAAAATAATAAATAGAGATTTAACTGAAAAGTATGATGGTGATGGAACTGCTATTCTTTGGTTAGATTATTATCCGATTAATTCAATCACTGAACTAAAAATAGATGATGAAGTAATTAGTTCTGATGACTACTATTTGTATGAAAAACTTGGAAAAATTATATTAGATGGATTGGTTTTTACTAAAGGATATCAAAATGTTGAGATTAGTTACAATGTTGGTTATGGTGCAAGTAAAGATACAATTCCAACACCTATAAGACAGTCTTGTGTTGCCTTAGTTCACTTTTATATTAAAAGACATACAATAGATTACAGCGAGACTTTTGATGAAGGTTTTGTTGCTACTTTACTTGGAACCGATATGCCATCTTTTGTTTTAAAATGGTTAGACTCTTATAAGAAAGTAAGAGTATGAAAATAAAGTGGGAATTAAAAGGTGCAAAAGAATTAAGAAAAATGTTTGACAACAAACGTGCTTTAAGATTACTTATAGATCCTATGAACAAAGCTGTTAATCTTGTTGTTAGAGATGCTGTAAAGGATGCTCCACATAAAACAGGACATATGAGAAGAAACATACACGGAAAACCTGCTAAGGTTGAAGGTTCAAAAATTATAGGAATAGTTGGCTCTAAAGTTCATTACACACCTTATCAGGAGTTTGGAACTAAATATATAAAAGCTAAATATTTTATGACAAATGCATTAAAAAATAATATAAATATAATAGTTGGTATGTTTAAACGAACAATAGATAAAATTTTTAAGTAAAGGAGGTAAGAATGCATTCAGGATATGAAATTTCACAAATATCGTTTATTAATCAAAATCTAAATCCAAGTATTGAAGTTGATACTACTGGTTATGCTCTAATAAGTTCAACAATATCAAGAGACTTAGTTGAATTCTACAAAGGTCTTGCAAGTTTAAAAACTATTACTTCAAACTTAGTAGCAACAGAAGGATTTAAAAGAACTGTAACTGGAGAAAGTGAAGCAAATAAAGAATATACTTTTAGTCCTTATTTAAAAGGAAGTGGAACAGTAATATTAAGATTTTATGATGACGTAACTGGAAATCAAGATGGAACAGTTATTACTTTGTCTTCAACTTGGACACGATACTCATTAACAAAAACATTTGGAGTGGCTTCAACTGTTAGAGAACTTCAAGTTGTTACCGATGTTCAACAGGCAATCACTTTTTACACAGACGCTCTACAACACGAAGAAAGCACTACTGCAAGTGCATACACAGAAAACAAAATTTCTGCAGTTGGAGATATTGGACATTATTCATCTATTTCTTTTATTTTACCGATTTTAGATGATGGAAACTTACACTTTATAGTTTCTGAATTAGAAGGTAGTGATTATGTAGAGTTGAAAAAAGCAGATGGAACTTTGAAAGAAATTACTGCCGGAACTGGTGGGTTTGCTGTTGAACCTATTAATGAATTGGCTGGACACAGATATATGAAAATTGTAAGTGCAACACAGCAAACTGCAGACAGAAATATAAAAGTAATTAGAAAATGGAGATAAATGATAACTAACATAAAAGATAACTTAAAAACAATTTTGACAGAAATTGTGGAGTTCAAAAAG